TTTTATCTCAGATGAGAACAAGACATAGATACATAACGATTAGGAACTTGAAGATACCAGCAGGTCAGTACAAATATGAATTTGCACCCTGCTCTGGTCTTCCTACAGAAACGCAACTCTATCGAGCTGCGTATGACGTCGATACATGGTTCATTATTGAAGACATGACCGACAGTACCGGCAAGGGGCAGTCGCACCCTGTCAAACATTACAAGTACACCAGGATGATTTATCCTGGTGGAGATGTATACTTTGAACAAGGGACAACAGGCCCCGGCGGAGTTCTTGGATACTCGCGAGAATGGCGACCCGGATTTTCCGAAGTCGTACACTCGCTAGTTCATCAGTCAATCGTTAGCACCTGGTTCACTAATAATAATATTAGTGTTCCTGCTGGCTACCCATCAGGGTGGTCATGTAATACAAGCAACATCAATGAGGACACCATGAAAAATGATGTCATTTCGGCAGCTAAACAGCTTAAAGCTGATGTGCTGCTTAATCTCGTTGAGGCCAATCAGATAGTTCCTTCTGTTAAATCTCTTACCACCTCACTGCCGATTTTTCGGCAGCGGTGGGATCGGATACAGAAGGCACTGCGTTCTGCAAAACTGCGGAACGTTATTAGGAATGCAAGTGGGTCCTACCTAGCCTGGAAGTTCGGCTTAGTGCCGATAATCTCAGACATGGAAAAGATCCATAAGTATATCCCTAAGATGGCTCAATCGCTTAAACGACACCGCGATGGAGACCTTAGCCGCTTCAGCGTTAAAGCTGAAGTGCCTATGGGCTTCTCGTATCCAGGTCCCTCCTCCGAATATTTGAACGGAGTTAAGTATTGGGAATACGGTGCCAGTCCGAGGCTTATTAAAGCCCCGACTGTGCGGTTCGTTCTAGTAGCAAAACCAACTGTGAAATATCATACTTCGCTTTTTGCGAAGATGGATCATTTCATGAGAAGGTTCGCGACGTCGCCTGCCGATCTAGCATGGGAGAAAATTCCTTTCTCCTTTGTTGTCGATTGGTTTGTGGATTTGCGCGGTGTGATGCAGGGTCTGGATACAGCCTTAGGGTTTTCACCCTATGAGGTTGTGTCTTTCACCCGATCATTTAGCTACACAACAAACACAGTTAGTACCCTTATAAGGCGTGAGCCTTGTGCAGGTACGACCTTGTTTGCTGGTGCTCTTGGTTTCGATGAGTGTCAGTACTACGAACGATCTCTAGTTTCCCCTATGGCATCTATGCCACAGTGGAAACCTCGGTTCGGAAAAAATCAGGCCTTCATTTCGACGGCCTTGATCTCCCAGTTCTTATCTAAATTAAGGTAAGATAACTGTGAGCGAACCCTGTTTAGTCGGGTAGTGTTGGTTACTAAAGGACATATGTCTAATAATAACAAGATACATCAATCGATTCATATTGCTCCAGCGATGTTTATACATCGCTTCTGCGGTAAGAATCTGTCAGAATCGGAGATTAGCTACGTTAGTTGCATGTTTGATGCAATTGGCGAAATTAGTCCCCTAGCATTAGAGACAATGCATAGTTTTCTAAGACTTAACCCAATTATTGGGCGGTCCGAGGGCTATGTATTGCCACAACGCGAACATCTGACTATCCGAAAGAAACCAAGTGGGGCCAAACGGCCACGCAAGGTTACCTCAGGAAAATCGGTGTATCGACAACTCACGAGTAAGTTTACTAAAGGCGCAGCTGAAGCGACAAGATTAATAACCTTGTCGAATCGGAAACGCTGGAAGTAAACCTCGGCTATCCATCCAGAAACAACATAAAATCCAATAATAATACATGAATGCCGATCTGACATTCAACACGATTGTCTTCAAGAAGTCTTACGACCTTGAAGGCAAATCATTACGGCGATCAATCACTCGGAGTATTAATACTCCTGATGATCTCGTCATCCAATCGCAAGATTCCGTTAACTCAAAGACGAAAGTCCCAGAGCAACGGTTCACCTTCCGAGTGGATCGCGTCGACGTCGATGCAGCCCTGCAGAAGATTGTATCTTCCGCTTATGCTGTCATCGTTGTTCCTTCGACTGCAACCCAAGCGCAGATTGACAATGTCATTACTACGTTTAAGGCTGTGGTCGCGGACGCAAACTTCGTCGCGGACGTGTTGGCTGGGCAGAAGTAAGGAAACTTTCCTTACAGAAGCCCAGCACATATAGAACAGACTGGCTTATTGGATACCCTTAGTATGCACGTTATTGAACATACATACGTTAGCCTGCTAGCAGATGTAGCTCGTCTCACTGGATTCTCTGAAATACGAGGATCTTATGAAGGGCTGCAATGGTGTCTCATAGAGGCCCCAAAGCTAGAGAAGTACATACTGGACTCGACCGAAACCGGGATTAAACCCGATCTAGATCAGTTTCCCGTATGGTTGCGGCGGCTCGCACTCGGATCCTTAGTGGACCCGATATTGATGCGATACCTGCGACAACTTCTTCTGTTCTGCTATAAAGCCTCAGTTACACATGACAACGAAACGACGCAGAAAGCCTACCAAGGCTTCCTGGCTACTAATAATGCTACTGCTAGCTTTGGGGAAAGTCTTTCAAGACAATCCCCAGCTAGCCTCTGGCATGCTCGCCGACATTGTCAATCGGTTCTGTACCGATTTCGTGAAAGGGCCTTAAAACCCTCCCACGGACCTGGTGCGGTAACCACTTCTAAAGAGAAGTGGATGCACTTGTACTCAACATTAGAGTACTTGTACCCGTATAGTGACTGGTTTTCCTTGTTTTACAACGAGGATCACCTATCACATTATGACGCTTTAGAGCGTCAGGATATAATAAGCTGTAAACTCATCGCTGTCCCGAAGGACAGTCGAGGTCCAAGGCTTATTTGTGTCCATCCTGCTGAGGCCATTTGGATCCAGCAGGGGCTACGTCGCGAGCTTGAGAGAGCTATCTCTCTCAATCGCAAATCGAACGGTCCATGGCCTCATAACCATGTTCAGTTCGATGACCAGTCGATCAACGGTCGAATTGCCAAGCTTTCAAGTAAATCGAGGCGTTATGCCACGATTGATATGAAGGAAGCATCAGATCGTATTTCCGAGCCGCTTGTACAGATCCTCTTTGGGAGGAAGTATAAGTATTTCGGATGTTGTCGGGCTCAAGAAGTGCGGTTGCCAGCAATAGCCGGATTATCCGGTGAAAGCTGCAATTTAGCGAGCTACGCTCCTATGGGGAACGCAACAACGTTTCCTGTACAAAGCCTAGTCTTCTGGAGTATTTGTGTATCTGCATTGCAGCGCCGTGGGATTCATCATCCCGGTGCTGTATTTGTGTTCGGTGATGACATCATAGTCCCTACCAAGTGCGTAGAGATCGTTATAAACGATCTTGAAGCATACGGTCTGCTCGTCAATCGGTCAAAAACCTTTTGGCGAGGAGGATTCCGCGAATCGTGTGGTGTTGATGCCTTTAATGGTATCAACGTCACGCCAGTTCGCTGGAAGACAACGATAGATGCCGAACACCTGTCCGGATTGCAGTCTCTATCAGACATAGCTATGCGCTTGCGCATTGCTGGATATGACGAGGCTGCGACTACGACGTACCATACGTTGAGGGATAGACTGCGGTCTCGTTTTGGTCAAAGATTATTCATTACGAATAATCAAGACCATGGCGGGATTGCAGAATATTCCGGTCTTGATTCCGCTGCCTGGGCTGATTCCTATTGGAATAAGTCCTTGCAGTGGTTTGGGACCCCCGTATGGCAACTCAAGTCGGTAGGCAATAATGCTCTATCGCATGGTTGGAACCATGTTCTTGAGTCGGTATGCTCGCTTGAGCGTACTGGGCGTAGCTCGATCCCGGAACGACGCGTCTCTCGACGCGTCAGGCTGAATCGAGGGTGGACCCCGATAGTATAGTACTATCGGTGGCATAACTGTTCGAAAGAACACTTATGATTGCCGACAAGATGTCGGTTAATAAAGGATTGAGCC